CATAATAGTTGATGCAATCAAACCGATGCTAAATGCTAAGATCGGGGCGTATCAATGTGCCAGCATTAAAGGCAGAGGGCAGATCTACGGAAAGAGGACAATAGAGCGATGGATAAGAAAAGACTCATTTGCAACGAAATATTACTGTAAAGAGGACATCTATCATTATTATCCAAGCATTCCACATGACAAACTAAAGAAATTACTAAGAAGAGACATTAAAAATGATGCGATTATAAGAGTTATTTATCATTTGATTGATACCTACGATGAAGGATTATGCATCGGATCATACTTGTGTCAGTGTTTAGCGAACTATTACCTGTCATACGCCTGGCATTACATAGAAAATAACTGCTACACGTACCGAAGAGGAAAGCGGATCAATTATGTATCTAAGAAGTTGTTCTACATGGACGATATAATCCTATTCTCGCCCAACCTGAAGAATCTAAGAAAAGCAAGAAAGATGTTGCATGATTATCTTAAAAATGATTTAGGAATCAGATTCAAGAGCGATAACAACTATCACAGGGGCGACGAAAGAGTAGACATGATGGGTTATAAAATCTCACGATCGTGCACAACGATCAGAAAGAGAAATTGGAAGCGGATTAGAAGATTGCTGATCAGGTACAAAAACCCAAACAAGAACATGGCCGAAGAAGTAGCGAGAAAACTTATATCCTACAATGGAATGATCGTAAATTCAAATTCCACAAAAATTAAGAAAAAATACAATGTGGTCAGAACAATCAACAGAGCGAAAGGAGTGATAAAAAATGAGAAGTAAAGGATACTTTATGGACAAGATCACGGAAGAATATGATTATTTTCCGTTACCAGACGGAAATGCAGACGTATTCATTTATGACCTCAGTTCCGAGAAAGAGGTAACACAAGGAACTGGCGAAGAAGCGTATACACAATACGAATACGATGTGAACGAGTTTCGGGAAAATGCAGCGACAGTGACAGAAGAAATGGTAAAAGAAAACCCGATGAAATACTTGGACTATGAACCAGAAAAACCAAAGTCAATTCCGGAAGAAATTGACACTCTAAAGCAAGAAAATGAACTGTTAAGAGAATGTTTGCTTGAAATGAGCGAGCTGGTATATCAATAATGCTTAAACTATTAACAATTTTATATATTATAACATAAAACGGAGGTAAAGAGATGATGGCAATGTTGTGGGCGCAGCAGATTATGTTGGGGAAAAAAGAGTACAAGGACGTACCAAGACTATTAAAAGAAAAAGTGAAAGAGATTTTAATTGATAGCGGATTTGGGGGACTAGTGACTGAATGAGAATAGTAGCAAACAAAAACAAGAAGAGCAAAAAGAAATTCCCGTGGCGAATTATCTTAGACAACGGTCGTACTATCCCAGTACCGTCACAGTACAATTTCAAATCTTCGTTCATCCGCACACACGGATGCAGTCTCGTAGCGTTTTACATGGCTTTGCGCTACAAGGGTATCAAGAAAAATATGCAACAGTGTCTTGCTTATGTAAAGAAGAAATTGAAGTGTGGCGCAAAGTATCCGCTCACGGAAATTGCGAAGGGAATCAACCAGATCTGCCCTGGAAAACCTGCAGTCTATCACAAATCATTGACGAACGCTCAGTTGGAAGCAAAGTTAAAGCGTGGGTATATGGTCGTGTTCGAGGAAGGGAGCCCCATCCACACAGTTGTCTTGCTTATGGATAAGCGAACGGGAAAAATCTGGCGGTTTTCTGACGGTCATAAGAACACAACAACAGTTGCAAAGGAGAATACAAGGAAATGTACAAACGAGAAGTACAGGGGAATAATTGTAGTGAAGTGAGGAAGATAGCTGTGTATATAGACGCAAACACGATTATCACAGCCGGGGCATTGCTCGGAGCGACAACGGCAATCGTTGGAGCTGCATTTAGCGCGTACCGCTGGTATTTAAAACAAAATAAACAAGATGAAGAAATTGAGAGGATGAAAGGTGAGCAGTGTCTACTGACATACGGGATACTTGCTTGCCTTAAGGGATTAAAAGAGCAGGGATGTAACGGCCCTGTCACAGAAGCGATTGACAAAATCGAGAAACATATTAATAAACAAGCACACGATCAGGAGGATTAATTATGATTAATATTAGTGTAAAAACAAAAAAATGGATGAAAGCAGCAGGAGTAAGAGCGGTAAAAACGGCAGCGCAGACCGCAGTTGCCCTGATTCCGGCGGCAGTATCCATTAACGCTGTTGATTGGACAATGGTAATCGGAACAGCAGCGCTTGCCGGAGTCGTAAGCGTATTAACTAGCGTTGCCGGTTTGCCAGAGTGTAAGGAGGAGTAATAATGGCTAAATATTATATTGATATTTCGCATCACGAAACAGTGAGAAGCTGGAACACATTAAAACAGAATTATCCCTTCTTGATTTCTAAAGCAACAGAGGGGCAGACTTATATAGATTCTTCCCTGAATTCGTTTATCAGAAACTGTGAAGAAAAAGGAATTCCGTATTGGTTATACGCTTTTCTCAAAAAAGGCGATGAACTTGCACAGGCAAAATTTCTTGTGAACACTTGTAAAGGAAAAGTCGGAAAACATTTTATCGGCTATATTTTAGATGTAGAATCCGGAAATAATGTAGCAGGAGTAAAAAAAGCGATGGATTACATAGAAGCTCTTGGACGTAAATGCATGATTTATACTATGTATGCCGACTATACTCGATACCGTTCTGTCATTGTTAACAGAGGAAAGAATACTGCCTGGTGGGAGGCAAGATACGGAAAAAATGATGGCACGTACCGTTCAAAATATCCTTGCCACTCCGGAGCGGATCTGCATCAGTATTCAGAAAATGGAACTGCAACAGGCATGAAA